GTTAAGTTTATCGGCTGCTGTTTTAATCGCATTAAGGACTGACTCTCTAGCCTTGCCTTGGTTTTCTTCATAGGCACGATACAGGGCGCGACCTTCCATCTTGCCATCGCCTTTCATCTGTGCGCCAAACTTGCCATTCTGATTCTGCACAAAGCGACTGCTAGGAGTTTTGCGACCCATAGTTTCATAGATTGCTCCAGCTGCGGTCTTGTTAAAAACACGAGCGAGCGATCTAAAGCCTCTACGGTTTGGTTTTGATGGTGAAGTCTTGTAGCCAATTCCAGCCTTAACCTGACGAGCAGAGTAAGCAGGGAACCTAGCCTGAGAGTTATCCCTAGGCAGCCATCCGCTTAGGACTGATCCGTCATCCGGTAAATAACCTTTAGCAGTCTTGGTGATTGGCTTTAAGGCTCCAGCGATTTCCTTCTGAGTTTCTTTACCCAGATCAGGAGCAAACTTACGTAAGGCTTTGCGGAGTTCAACGCCGCCCTTTACGCTTGCTGGCATCGTCTACCTCCTTCGCTTCATCCTTGAGACCTTGCAGAAGTGCATCTAGCATGGTCTTATCTAGTTCTAACAGTTGCTGTGGCGCGATCCCCAACCTAATGCTCAAGCGAGCGATTAAGTAGGTGAATGGTTGATCGCGCTTTAAGCTAAAGGGTCGGAGTCAAGCACCTCAACACTTTTAAGTGTCTCGATGAAGTCCATCCCGAAAGGCTTAACAGTTTCACCTGACCTGCGTGTTACTTCCCATGCTAGCCAATAGACATCGCTCTGCTTTTCTTCATCGCGAAACGCCTTATGGAAACCCTTTTTAGCGTACTGCTCAAATGAGTACTCCACTGCTGGAGTGATCTCGCCTTCTAGTACGCTTCCATCTAGTCGAACTATCTTTAGTTTTGCCATGGTTTGCCCCTTTGTTTAGTTGTTTAGAATGTGCCTGTAGTGGCTACTGCAACAGTTGAGTTACATGTGAATGTAATTGACTGTGTACCAATATCGCCTACTGCGCCATTGATGTCTGTTGTGTTATTGACAAGGATTGAGACAGTGTAAAGAGGGTTTGTAGCAGAAACTGCTGTTCCCTTTGCCTGTAGGAATACAGCTGTAACTGTGGTTCCCCATGCTGCCTGTAGTGTTGCCAATACGTTTGCTGCTGCTGTGTCGTTTAGGAAGTCGATTGTCACTGTAGATGATTCAAGACCCTTTACAAACTTGTGTGAACTGTCACCCATTGCAGTGACTTCTAATTCATCGAATACGCGGTTGATCGTTACTGCTGTGACGTGGTCTGAAAGATCAACAGAGTTAATCTTCACGCCCACATTGTTATTTAGAAATACAGCCATGAGATTATTCCTCTTCTTTCTTAGTTACTGGCTTTGGTGCTGGGGTGCTAACCTGCCCGATTTTCTTCAGGAAGGCTTCATTCTCTTTTTCCCACTCGGACATATTAACTCCAACTCGTTAGGATACTGACTGACATCTCGCAGCTGAGTAGGTCTCCCGATCCAGCGTTAAGAATACTTGGTGCGCTTACTGCGCTTACATTATACGTTAAAGATGATGCTGCTAACTTAGCGAACACGCCACAAACAAAATCCTCTATGCCGTTAAGGTTTCCCTCGTTATCAAATAACGGAGCAACGATCAGCAGCTTGAAAGATGCCATAGGGCTAATACCAATATGCTGATTGTTAGTAGGTGTTATATAAGGATCATCCGGTGACACAATAACTGAGTTAGCCAGTACCACAGATGGAGGAAAGGCAAAGACTTGATATTTATTATTGTCTACTAGCGCAGTGGCTAAAGTAGTGCGGAGGGTTGTTATCGCTACTGGAGGCATTAGCCCACCATTGAACGCGGATCTAGTGCATGAGCGATCAAACCTCGCACCTTAGCGAGAAGCTGTGCGCTCATTCGGTAAGGGCTTGGCTGGAAATCGACAGCGTTACTGCCTGAAAGGGTGGCTGTACGCGCTTGCCAGATCTCAACAGATATCATAAGAGCTGCTTGCTGGACTGCCATATCGGTTGTCCAGTCTGTGTAAGTCGTGGTGGATACAGATCCATAAGGGAAGATTGGATGATAAGCCTGTGCTGTTGCGTGATTAGTTGACACACTAATTGAATACTCGCCTACGGCTGTAATTGTCTTTGTGCCGTTATATGAAGAACCTGAGTTAGCGATTGTTACGCTTTGACCAACATAAAAAGTATCAAGAATATTATCGTTAAAGTATAAAGTGCCTGTGCCCACAACATTGCCATGAGCAACAGAGAACCATTTAGGTGCCCATAGCATTGGAAGCAGGACTGCATCAGATGCATCACAAACTTCCTGAAGGACGGCATCTGTATACAAAGTACCCACTCCGAGGGTTGTACGGAGTTCTGAAACTGTTGTGAGTGCCATTCTTTTTCCTTTCTAAAGACTCAGGGGAGTAGAGGGCTACTACTCCCCTGAGTGACTTAGTTACCTAGTTATCAGGTTAGGTTGAACCAGTTTGCGCCAGCCGCTAACTTAGTGGCAAGTGCTCCCTGACCGAACAGTAGAATGTCTACAGTTCCGTCTGAGTTAACATTAGTGCGAAGCTGCTGACGAGCACCCTCGTACCATGTGTAAGCATCTGGGTTAATAACAGCCATTGAATAATCTGCTGTTCCTACTCCACCAGAACCCTTCATGTAACGAGATACACGAAGATCAAGACCTGCAACATTACCGCGCAGGCTTGTTGGTGAAAGTGCTCCTGCATTATTTTGAGGATTTGCAGCGATGTAAATTGGTCGACCAGCATCATTGTATGACATGATGTTAGCCCATTGCTCTGGTGTGACAACCATGTTGCGAGCAAAACCAAGTGATGCTGAATAAACAGCTGCCGCTGCACTTGATACATAACTTAGCAAACCTGTTGCTGAGTTAGCCTGTGCTGTTGCGTTAAGAGTACCTGCGCCCTGAATAGCAGTTGTTACAAATTCTTCAGTATCTTTTGCGTAAGCAAATTCCATCTGAACAAGAAGCTCATCTAGAAATGCAGGTGTTGAATTTGTTAGTAGTTCCAGAGTTGTGATCGCGCGACCCTTAAATGATTTCTTTGTGACTGTGATAAATGATGCTTCAAGTTGTGACTCTGTAACTGCACCATTCTCATCGATCTGATCGACTAGAGGCACTTCAGTAATCTTAGGCAATTCAAATGTTTTTCCAAATTCTGGCATTGTTCCGCGAGAAACTGAATCAATCATTGGGCGATCTGCGTTAGACAAGAAGTTAAGTAGTTGTGTGCTTTGTGGTGTTGGGATAAATCCTGCACCTGTTGTTTGATCGTTGTCAGCAGCGCGTAGCCATTGACGAGATTCATCATCACCAAAGAGGTTAGCCTTTAGTGTGTTTTCCAAGTAGTTACGCTTTGTGATTTCGATTCTTGGAGATGTGTAGTACATCGCTGTTACAGTAGGGCGAGCAGCCTCAACAGGTGCTACCTCTACTGCAGGTGTTGCTTCGACTGCTGAAGTGGTATCTTCCACCGCTGTCTCACTTTCTGTAGTTGGGTTTTCTTCAACAGGGGTAACTTCCTCTGCTGCGATCTCTAGCACCTGAGCCGACTTAAAGGCTGGCTCTGTTACGAGAGAAACTTCTTTTAACTTTGCCGCTGTTACGACTGTGTGTCCGTTGCGTGATGGCTTAGATGCAAGGATCTCTGCGCCTATGCTTAAACCTGAAACCAAATTTTCGCTCGCCATGATGAGGGCATCTGTGCCAGCCTGTGAGCGGCTGAGCTTAAAGGTTGCATAAATGCCATCTTCTTTTTGTTCAGCTGACATCATGCGACCAACAGGCTTCTTCATGTCATGCTGTGATAAGAGCTTAATCTTTGTTGGGTCTGCGATCTCAATGGATCCTGCCTCAAAAGTATAAGATCCAAGATTAGTGCTGCCAATTTCATCATTACCAAAGGGCACTATCTTGCCGGTAATTTCGCGCTTTTCTTCGTTGCACTCAATCATTGTGGCTTCGATGTATAAGTTTTCCATTAGCCTTCGCTTCCATTAGGTGTTAGATCTTCCATCTGCATAGCTTGTTCGATTGTAATTAAACCAAGTGAAAGCATCTTTTCTATAACTAGCAATCGCTCCATAGGTTCAACGCGCAAGAATGTAGAATCTAGATCGAACTTTACATAGTGACCAGCAGTAGATATATCATCCATGCTTAAACGCTGCTCGATTGCAGAAATGTATGGCTGGAACGCTAGTGCTACTAATTGTTTTCTTTCATCTATAATGTTTGCGTATGTCATAGATGTGTTGAGGTCTGCTGACAAGTAGTAAGCAGGGATGCCGCACAATCGACTAATCTCAGTTGCAAGATTTTGGATTGCCTCGTTGTACATCATGTCTTTAGGACTGAAGCCAATATTCTGCGCCTCAAGAGTTGAGGTCAAATATGCCGTTGAACGATTCTGACGAGCGGACTTCCATGAAGCCAGTAAGCCTTGAACTTCGGCAGGTGGGAGATCTGCTCCTGTATTTTTTAACACTGTAGTAGCCATCGGAGTTTGAGCAGCTACAGCAGCAGCCTTCTGGATATCAATAGCCGCTTGAATTGTTCTTGCACCTGTTGTAAGTACGCCTTCGTTGAATGATTGGAATGTAACTAGAGATCCAAGTCCAGACATCGGGCGTGGTGATCCATCGACATAATATTGTGTTACAAATGTGTTAGTTACATCAAGATCAAAAGTAATGCGAGTGTTAGCAACCCACTCGAAAGATGCAGGGCGATTATCTTCCTGATATGTTTCTGTAACTTCTAGAAAGGCTTGCCCAAAGAATAGAAGGCTATCGACCAGGTAACTGACAGTAACAAATTGTGGCTGTGACTTAGATAGTTGATGCACCCATCTAGGAGCTGCAATATCTTCTCCAGTAGATTTCTTTTTATACTCGAGCGGAATAGATCCGACTGTGCAGAGAAGATCGCGGCATCGCTTAATAGCAGGAACAGCCATAGCATCTCGTCTACCAATTACAGGAAATGTAAAATTGTAGATTGAGTTAATGCCATCGCCCATAATCTTAGGCGCGAGCTGTGCCTCTAATATTTGTGGCTTACGCGAAAAGATACCCATAGACAGAAATTGTAGCATTTGTCAAGAGAATAGACAATGTGATAGGGCGTGTCTAAGTATATATCTGTGGCTTAGGTGCAGGGATCATTAACTTGCTAACTACCATTGCCAAGCCAATAGGAGCGGAGATATCTCCAGCAGACTTACGTTTAATTATGCGCCACGCACTGTCATTGACCTTAGCTGCGCAGTTATTCATCTGCTGGATGAACTCAGCCTGTCCATTGTGGACAACTCTGTGATTGTTTAAGCCTTCTGCTAGATCACCACAGGCTTTATAGAATTGCTGCCCAGAAACATCCTCGGTTATAACTCCAGCATTAGCTAGGCGATCTGCAATAGTCTGAGTAGCGTACTTGTCAAAGCAGACTAGGCGAGGCTTATAAATGTCGCACCAAGCCTTTATACTTGCTGCCATTTTCAGTTCATCTATAGCAACCTGAGAGCTGTAAGTCTCTAAGATTCCGATGCCAATCCTCCCATCTGGGAGTAATTGTCCTGCGACTAGTGATCCGTTCCTGCGTGAAGGACTGACATCGAAACCAAATATAGTATAAGCCCCGATAGCCATCTCTAGCGTGTTATCTGTAGTTTCCTCAAGGATGCCGTGTTGCCAAGGTGACGATAAACTGTCTATCCACTGGCAAAGAGTCTCGGTACGAGTATTCTCAATAGGCGATGTAGCAATCGCTTCCTCAATCGCTTCCTCGGTAATTGTGTACCCCAGTGAGGGGTTAGCCAAAGCCCATGCATTGCGATCAGTTACCTTGCAATATTGTGGCGCAGAATACTCATAGAATCCAAAGGACTTAGGTGGATAATCTATAGCCCTTTCCCTGAGGTCATTGAGAACAGTTGAAAATGCATCTCCTGCATTCGAGGTAAGAAGTGTCTGACTATTTGGGTGAGCTCTAGTTGTAGGAGTAGCAGCTCTAAATCCTTCTTCTGTGATTTCTCTGAGCTCATCAACATAGAGTAAGCCGTTAACTGATCGTCCTCTAGATCCGTCTCTAGTTGCTGCAACAACGTCAAGCCTTGCTCCAGATAGCATTTCAATAGACTCTGTGCCGTTAGCATGTCTGATCTGTTTAACGAATCCTTTGAGGTGGTCATTATTCTCCAATAGGGTAGTGATCTGCCGGAAGGTGTCCAGTGCCATGCTTCTGTTCGAGGACATGATTAGGACGTTGGTATTCCACTTGATTAAGTGGGCAAGGATTAACATACGCGCTAAGTGTGTCTTGCCATTCTGCCGAGCCACCAGAATGAGGTTTGTCTTACGAACCCAGTTGCCTTTTTTGTCCACAGTGAGCATGTCTCGCAACACAAATTCCTGCCATGGCATTAAAGGTATCTTTACAATCTCGCACAAGTCTTTGACATCTTGCAGCTTGTTTTGACCCTTGAGAAGTGGGCTGTGAAGCCTTGGCTTGGTTGCCCCTCGCAGGGCTTTGGGCTTTCTGGGCTTAGTTGTCATTGACTCGGATCAGGTCGGGTCTTAAAAGGACTGTCCAGCATCGGTTCGGACTGCATCGGGGAGATATAGTCGAT